CGGGTGCGTTACTGTACGAAAAGAAAAATATCTCAGACTTCACGGACGAAGAATCTATTCAAGATATTACTACTCGTTTATATGGGAAATCTGAATGGACAGAACGTCCTGAGGGTTCTGACGAAGAAGTTAAACATGAAATATCTGTAAAGGTAGAAAGTCCACTAATTAATGCTTATAGCGGTATTGTGTTTGAAAAGCAATACACTAATAACGATATTCGTACAGAAAAAGAAATGAGGGATTGGTTAAATCTAAAATTCACTACTGAGAATATCGATAAACCCTCTAGGAATATTAAAGTGGGTACCAATATCGTTGATGATACAGTTATCAACATGGGTGATTCACTAGTTCTCAAGTACGTTAAACATGACGTAGATATGGAAATTAGAATGGTGGGTTACACTTATGACGGTTACGCTAACCGTTATATCACTATTCAATTAGGCGATGCTAAGCAATCTTATGTTAGTAATGTTC